CAGCTCGATGTTGGCTCCTTTATCACCGCGTTTCACCACTGCTGTGCCCTGCGATGTTTTGTGAGCTCCGGTGTTCGCCCATCTGGGAATGCCGCGCACGGTGCCCCCCAAGGTTTTGGCCGCAGCGATCCAGCCAGCCTTCACGGCACCAATCTGCCGCTGCACTCTGGTGATGTAGCGGTCGAGAGCCTCACCATTGGAAATCACCGCCAGTGTTTTGGCGCTGTCAGGCACGCGGCCATAGCGAGCCGTGCGTGCGTTCTTGTGGAGTTCAGGGCGGATGGCTCCGATGGGGATGCCGGCCTTGGCGCTGAGCTTGCGCAGGATGCGTCGAGCTTTCTCCGGTTCGCCGCTTTTGCTCGACCTCCAGTATTGCCGAGCCAGATCGGGGTCTGCTGCTTCGAGTTGTTTGAAGGCTGTGCCGAGGTTGTCAGCACGTTTAAAGATACGGTTGATGTCCGCCTTGATGCGAGCCGCGATTTTCTTGAAGGGCTTGTCCGTCAGACCAAACGGCAGCGTGATCCGCGCACTCTCCACAGCCAGCGTGCGGACTTCCTGGATGAGCAGCTTGTCCATGGGGCGCTGCACTTCTTTGGGGAAGAGAGCGATCTGCTTCTTGATCGGGTCGAGACCCGTGACTTTGCCAGTGACGCGCATGTTACGGATCGGCGGGTGTGATCTCCAGGGTAACGATGGCGTGCGGCGGACGGTTCATCACGGCTTTGATGCGGTAATCCTTGTTCTCCCACCGAATGAGTTGGCCGCTGTGCGGGATGTCGGGGATGGATGAACGCAGCACCTTGGCATGGAAGCGCACGTCATCGACCTCACCGCCCAGCACGAGTTCACTGGAGAGCATAGGCTCAGAGATCAAAGCCAGCGTGGGCTGTCCCTGGTAAAAAATGACTTTGCCGAACTCCGTGAGGATTTGAGCGAAGTCGGCAGCGATTTCATCGTGGATGGACATGCCACGCGTGTCTCGTCAAAACGAAACAACCCTCCCCGCACAAGGCGAAGAGGGCTGCACCCGAACCCGAGGCCCACGCCCCGAGAATCTTTCTGCTTAGAACACCAGCGCCATGGCGAGTGATTTGGCGGTGTTGTCACCACCATCAGCTTCCACATCGACCTTGGCCCGAATGTATTGCCGCACATCGGATGGCAGGCGCACTTTGCGGGCGATAGTCGAGGCCCCTGCCCCGCCAGCTCCGGTGACTTCAAGTGAAGCCAAGGCGGCAATGGTGGCAAACGTGGTGTCGTCTTCCGAGTCCTCCAACGTGACCGTGGCCTTCTTGGTGTCAGCCAGTGAAGGCAGCGCGGGGAGCTCGAGTTCCACCTCGAAGTGACACTCGTGCGGTGGCTTCTGGATCAGGTTGAATGAATCAGTTGTTGCCGTGGCAGCAGCGGCAGGCAGGGCCACCGTGCGGATGAGTTCAGCGTCTTTGAGAGCGTGCATAAGGATGATGAATGATGAGGGTTGTTTTGATCACGTCTCGTCGTTGGCGATGGAGGCCGTGCGGATGATCGGGATGCCTTCCCATTCGGTGGGCAGTGGCGCAGGCGTGCCGTTGGCGGTGGTGGCCGTGCGGCTGTTGCGCAACTGCTCGCGGGAGCGGCCATTCATGAAGATGTGAGTCGGCTCCAGACCGAAATCGGTGAACTTCTCGTAGGCCGAGTAAAGGATGGTGTCGTTGAGCATCTTTTTGCCCGCCCCGTTTTCCTCGACGTTCTTGACGCGCACGGCGCAGTTCTTGTTCGCCAAACGCATGCCGATGCGACCTGTCATCCAGTTGGTGTAGGCCTTGTAAGGATTGCCGTCGGTATCATAGACGGTTTCCAGATCCCAAACGTCTTGCAGGCGGATGGTCTGGTTGTTGCCGAAGAGGAACTCGACGCACTCACGGCCCAGGCGCAGGAACCACACGGAAGACTTGGAGGCAGCGCCACCTGCATCGACCACATGAGCGGCATCAGTTTTGGCCTGTGCAAGCAGACCAGGAAAACCTTTGCTGTCGTTGCCCGTGCCGTAATAGAACTGCGAACCGATGTATTGCATCGAGGCTTCAACCACACCGGAGGCATGGTTTTCAAGCAAGCGGCCACGGTCGCGTGCGCCATCAACAACCTGCGCATCCACAGCGATCTGATGATCGAGGATGTGCGTCTGGAAAGTGCGCGTTTCATAGCTGGACTTGCTGCGTGCAACACCCTCGTTGGCATTGCGAAAGCGCACGGTGGGCAGGCCAGAGCGCACCGTCAGTTCCATCGTGGTGCCGAGAATGGTATCGGCGGGAACTAGCGCGAGTTCGGGAGCGAGTTTAACGGCTTCCTCAATGAGTGGGTAGCCGATGCCGGCGTCGAGCTTGGCGATGTCGAGAAGAGTGGGGACCATAATGATGATGGAGAGTTGGCGGTTTTAAAAAAGGGATCAGGCTTTGGTGAACTGGCGGTTCCACTGCTCAGCGGCTGTGGCGGGTTTGGTGTCACGAGCGGGAGTGATCTTGGCAGGCACCTGCGTGCCCATTTCAGCGGCGATCTGTGCGGCCTTGATGGCGGCACGCTTTTCGAGATCCTGCTCGCGAGACTGAAGATCACGCACCTGGACATCGAGTTCGCCAGTGCGCTTGGTGAAGCGCTCCACCTCCGCCTGAACAGCCACGAGTTGACCCTTGAGCGTGTCACGCTCGGTGCAGGTCTGTTGCAGGAGAGCTTGCTGCTCCTGCTCCTTGGAAAGGAGTGTGGCTTTGAAGGTTTCGACTTGGGCGGAGGCGTCAGTCATCAAGCCCTCGCGGGCTTTGGCATCGGCTTCCAAGGTTTGAATGCGCGCGAGCGCTTCGCTGAGTTGTTCTTCGGCAGTTTTCATCGGAGTGGATGTCCGGGATGGCGTGTCAACTCGGGCCGTGTGCATTGAGCGCAGACGGGCAATCACCTCGTCACGGCTCTTGACCATGCCGGCCAGGTTGAGGCGCTGGGCGTTGCGTGCGCTGAAGCTTTGGCCTTCCATCGCGGTGTCTGGAATCTTGCGGCCACGCGCGAGCACGGCGGTTTTGAAGTCAGTGGCGATTTCCTCAATGTCGGATTGAATCAGCGCTCGCTGTTCTTCGCTGAGCGGCACGCCCGGTGTTGCCATGCCCTTGAACTTTCCAGCGGCAAACACTTCCACCTTCAAGCCTTGGCTGCGAAACTTCTCGGTGCTGTCGATGAACGGCAGCATCACGCCGATGGAACCAACACGAGCACTGGGCGTGGCATAGATGGCGTCACACTGCGAGGCGATCCAGTAGGCCGCGCTGCACATCTGCCCGGCGCTGAACGCATAGGTGGTCTTGAGCTTTGCGGCATCGGCCACGGCCTGCGCCAGTTCGGGTGTGCCATTCACCGTTCCACCTGGCGAGTTGATGTCCAACAGAACGGACTTCACATCGTCGCGGGCAACAGCCTCAGCAATCGCGGCGGTCACCAGGTCCATGTCAGTCGCGCCAAAGAGCAGCGAGGAGATCAGGTCCGGCTGGCGCATGAGAGGTCCATGCAGATCAATGATGCCAACACCGTCCACCACGGAGAGCAACGCGTTGCGTGTGGGCTCAGGCAGTTGAATGCGGGCATCAAAGAACGCAGCAGCCTGGGCCACCATGCCTTGCATGGCATCGGTGGTGATGAGCCAGGGCTGGCGAGAGAGAAGAGAATCGAGCGCGGTCACGCTCCGGCGGGAGTGTCAACAACGGGCGGTTGAATCAAAGCGCCTCCACTCGGCTTCCACAGCATCTCCAATGGCACGCCGTATTTGGTGGCCGTTTCGAGAATCATCTTCGCATCGCGGGCACGACGCTCCAATTCCTCACCAAAGTCAGCGCCGAGTTCTTCATAGTGATCACTGATTGTCTTGAGCCCCATCTCCACATCCGAGCGGTTTTGCTGCGCTTCACGGCCTGCATCGACACTGAGCTTGCGAGGGCATACACAACTGATTTTCCACCATCCCTGGACGGCGGGCAGTTCGCCACGATCAATGGCATCACCGATCACATAGAACCACACCGGCTTGATGAAGCGTTGGATGAGGATCATCTGCCGATACGAAAAACGCCGGTCGGCTTTGGCCACCACCAGGCGCACGCCTGCACCGCCTACCTTCGACGAATCCGCCGCGAACTCATACGGAAGAACGCCGAGCGCGGCATCCCGGCGAAGATGTTCCAGGAACCCAGTGAATGTGGGTGACGGGCGTTTTGATTCAAACGAGTCGAGCGACTCATTGGTTTTGAGTGCCACAAGTTTGCCACCGGTGATGCGTTGCAGGCTTGTGGGATCACTGGCTTCAGCTTGTTCAGCCTGCCCACCTTCAATGGCGAAATCGGAATCGTCACCGAGTTCACCCGTCTCGGTTTTGAGCACGCGGGTCACGTCACAGTTGTCCTTCACGGCGTGCTTCTCCAAGGCGAGCAGTTCCATCTCATCCAGGATGTGATTGATCGAATGCTGAATGGTCGGCGCATTGCGCACAGAGGTTGCCTGCTCCGGTTCAAACACATGCAGCACGCTCTGGGCGGGTAGTTCGCGTGCGGATTGATCCTCAAGCACACAATAGGAGATCGGTGCGCCCCAAGCGTCCAGTGTGATGCCATGGAACGACTGCATGGAAGTGTTGCCCTCACCGATGCG